TCCCACGCGTCCTCGCGGTCCCAGATGACCAGGTCACCTAGGAAAGCAGGGCCGCGACACCGACGGATATCACTTGGTATAGCATCCAGGCACCGACTCCAAGCACGCTTAAGGTACTGCCAACGAGCAGCAGTACCATCGTGTTGAAAAGCCATTCGCCTAATGCCATTAGCAAGTGCGATCCACGCTGACGGTTCATCAGGTAACTCCTTTAGAAAGTGTGTTCGAACGTTCACACCCGAAAAGAAGTCGCCACCGCAGCTCTCGCGAAAAGGTCCCTCCCAGAAGGACTTTTCCATGTTGGGCTCGAAACCAAAGAACTTAAGCGCCGCTAATAATGTCTCGGTTATCTCAACCGGTACTATTAGATCGTCGCCGTAGCATGACACCATGTCTGGGTCAGCGCCTTCGGCAGTTGCAACAACACGTGCTAACGTTAGGAACAAGATCGTCTCGAGTTCAAACGTGAAGCCATTCCCCATAGAGGAGAACTTTTCCAAGTAGACCCATTGACCTTGTATAAACGTCTTCTTACTTCGCAGCGAGTTGAGTAACGCGTACCATGAGCTGTGCAAGACCAGCTTAGGTAAAACTCGGCACACAGTGTCCGAGGCATTACTCATGTCGATCGTGGCGAGTCGGCCGTCTGCAGAAGCGCTCTGTGCGAGGCGCCTATGCAAAGCCTGACCCTGTCTGAGATCGACTCCTGTCTGTGCTTTGATGCGGTGCTTGAGTAACCGGCCGATGTCGAGTTGATACGCGACATTTAGGCTTGGCTCCTTGCAGCATCCGCGACGCTTAGTTGCGTCTTTCGGCACAGTAAAGAAGATATTACCCTCAACAGTAGACGGATCACTCGCGTAAGGGCGCTCTTGAGCCAACGCACGAAACCAGGAGGTCTCGGCGAATAAAGGCAAAAGGCACCTTGCATCGCGTGTGATTTGGGGGGTGCCCGACATCTTGTCGGGTGCTGTTGTGTATACACCCGTGTCGCCATACGTAGCTCCCCTTGAAAAACGGGGAGTGAGGGTCGCAGGCAGGTTTCCCATGACGCGCGCAACTTCTTTACGCCAAGTACCGATGAATTGGTACAGGCGCTCGTCCTCGGTCGACTCAAAAAGTTCTGAGCCGGGTACGAAACGAGAGAGGCGCGCATTGGTAGAAGCGTTCATGCGTTCGCACGCAAAAAACGTCTCCACTGCCTTCCGCTCGCGATCAACATTTGTGGGAAGATCCTCCACCTTTCGGAGAAGATCAACCACAACGGCGTCCCTAAAGTATACCTCAGGGTCCGTGTAATCGCGCGGGCTCACACGGAGCGAAAGAAGCTCCGTCCACTCGTCCCTCTCGACCAGCGAATTAACGCGGGCTGAGAGGGGCGTGGCCGCATCAGCGCAAAGCGCACTGATGAC